TCATACGGGTGCATCTCCGAAATGCGGCTCGCATAGTCACCTCCATCTGTACAACGCGTTGTCCAAGATAGTAAGCCTCGCCATAGCGGTTCCATTCCGTCTTCGGTGGCGTGTTCTTTGTAGTATTCAAGCTGCTTGCACCCCGTACCCTCAATCGTTTTAATCCACAGCAGCTTAAACTCACTCTGCAAATTGTCAAACAGTTTTACTGACGTTTCAGTGCGCGGTCCTTTTGGGCGCTCTCCTTCAATCTCGATCTTCTGCGGCAGCACAGGGCTGTACGCGTGCCCGTTGAGCTTCTTAATAAGTTGACCAGAGAACGTACCAAAGTCAAACGCTTTAGGCTTCGCCTCCACCATGACGCGCACCGCACGCGGCTTGGGATACTTTGGCTTGAAGTTAACAGTACCCGGTATGCGCAGGACACGCGCTGCGTCAGCAGTCACCGTGTTGTCGATACGCATGTTCTCCTGTGCACACAAACGCTTTAAGTTCTCTGCAACAGGTTTCCAAACATCAATCGGAACGTCTTCTGTAAACGGCCAGTACACATGGAGCCCACCACCTGAATCAACAACGAGCGGTTGCCCTAACTGCGCGAGGTCTGTCTTTTCCAGAAACACATCAAGCGCCTCAGCAGCATCGCGCTTGGTCTCATAGCCGTCCATATCCAGAAACGCAGCACGAATAAACTCTGCGTTCTTTGCCGTGCGGTTTCCCTCTTCCTTAAACGTAGCAAGCGCAAAGTAAACATCACGCCTGTCCTTAACCCATTTATCTACGACATGCTGAAACTCTCCTAAGTTCGTTGCAAAAACATGCTCTTTCTTTTTACTTGTCAGCTCGGCAATACAGTAAACACCCGTTGATGGGAGCACTGCCGCCAGAAACTCTTGCGGTTGCATGAAAACTCCACAGGTCAGAACAGGGGTAACTGGCGTCCGTCTTTTGGCTCAGCGATGTCAGGGATGTGTTGCTCCATGTGACGAGCCATACGTCGAATGAGCTCTTTCAAAAACTCAGCTTCAACTTCATCCCAATGAAGTTCACAGTAGTTCAAAAGTTCTGCATCCGTCAGGCTTGTAGGTTGTATTCCTCGCATATGTGTCTCCATGCGTGATCGGCAGTTGGTTGCCTTTCCAATATGTTAATAAGTTCCTGTACGCGAGAACGATAGGCGGGTGTGACTTCCACGCCTGACATCCAGTTATAAACCGTCTGCCTTGTCGCTCCTGTAAATTTTGATATACGTAGTACAGAGAAATCTCGATGTACAGCCCACCGACCAAGGCGCGAACCTAGCGTACGTGGGGCATGTTTGACTGCGTTTTTTGTTCGTTCAGAGTAGGGCATAGTGTGTAAGGGGGCTTGCGCCCCCTGTTAATTAGTCGTCGGTATCCCAAGCATCTACAGTAGCAGCAATCCCAGACTTCTTGGGTACTGCGTTAGTAGGGGTGCTCTCTTTGCGCACTTCAGGTTCGTCGCTGTCATCCTCAACAACTTCAACCGCTTTCTTCTTGGATGCGGCTTTCGGACGAGAGCCTTCGATCTCAGGTGCAGCAGGAGCCGTCGTTTGTGTTGACGCTGAGAAAGACATTGTCACAAGCTTCTGTGTGGCAGGTGCTTCCATGTGCGTTGTGACTGAAGCGAATTCTTCGTCTGTTAACCAGCGCATGGTTTTGAAGAACAGCTTGGGCACAGCAGCCTTCGTATCAAAGCGCAAGCGTGTGACAACTTCTTCAGGGTTGATGTTCTGTGCAGCCAACCAACGAGCGTACGCTTGCAGGGGCATGTCGCCGTTAACTTCTTTACCAAAGATGCTGGTAGCAGGCAGCGACAGAGAAAGCGGATCGCCCTCAACATCGTTAGCCAACACCACAGCAATACGCTGAGAGAAACGACACGCACGGCTGTTACCTTCACCGCTACCCTGAATGTTCTGGGGGCAGTCCGCGCAGTTGCTGTGTTGTGGAGTCTCAATCGACGCGTCAGGTTTATCACCGTCAGCAGACCAGCAGTTCGGTGCTGTGGTCTTACCTTCTTCGTACTTACCCATGTAGAACGTGCGTCCTACCTTGGGTGCAGCCGCAACAACGACAACGTCAAGATGGCGATCATCAATCGATGCGATCTCTTTACCGTCACTGATTAAACGAAACACACCGCCTTTGATGGAGATGTTTTTACCACCTGCACCAGCACCCCCCGTGAGGGATTTAGCTATAGTGGACAGCCCACGCGACTTAGCGAACGTGGGAACTTTGCTTGGGTTGAAAACTGTTACGTTACTCATTTTGTAGGTTTCCTTACAGATACGTCATACTCTTTATCAGAGTTAAGTCCAGGGGGCACAAGCGCAGGATTTTCTTCAAGGAACTTCGCCATGTTGCTTTGATGAATGCGCCGCTCAAACAAATCGAGCGCATCGTGCTCCGTGACAAAGGTCTTAAAGGCGTCCCAGTCTTGTGTGAAATACCGTGTCTTGGTGGTCAAGATCACAGTGCCTTGATCGGTTTTCACCGACTTACTGCCAAGAGCCATCAACTGATCCTTGAGCGCAGTTTTGATTTCATCTTGCTGCGCTTTCAGTTCTTCAATCTGTGACTCATATTCCTGAGTAAGTTGTTGAATACGTGAGCGTATCTTGAGATACACCCTCGCCAACTTGTCCATTGGAATTTGTTCCATATCAACTCTCCTTTTGTTATGTCAAAGATTATACATGCAATCATTCATTGTGCAACCTCCTCTTCATAAAGTTTTATCAACATCGCGTGATCCTCCACACGCTCCTCCAACATCTTGAACATCTTGCGCTCCATGTCGCTGCCTTGCAGGTGTATGACAGTGACTTTGGTGGAGTCCTGTCCGATACGATCTGAGCGAGCGATACATTGTTTATACGTTTCAACGGACATCACTGGACCCCAGAAGATCACGGTGTCAGCAGCCGTCAGCGTCACACCGTGCGCCGCAGCTTGTGGCTGTATCACCAGCACACGCGGAGCATCTTCAGATTGAAAGCGTCTGAATATATCTGTTCTCTTTTTTACTGACACGTCACCATGAATCATCTCGTTAGCAATACCGTGCTTGTCCAAGAAGTTGTGGATAGTGTCGATACTGTGTCTGAATGGTGCAAACACTAGAACTTTTCGCGTGGTCTCTTCCAACACTTCAAGCAGTACAGACAAGCGCGGGGAACAATCAAACTCCACCACCTCACGCCCATCGGTGTACGCCGCTCCTGCGCTAATCTGCAACAACTTACTGACACCTGCGGCTGCGTTGACTGCCGTGATTGTTTCTCCTGCGGCTTGCACCAGCATGAGTTCCTTCAGCATCATGTAGTATTTTTTCTGCTGAGGCGTCAGTGGTATATCGCGTGTCTCCGTAAGCACGGGTGGCAAGTCTGTGCACTGTTCTTTTGTATAACGTATTGCAGGTTGTAGCGCGTCATACACGAGCTTGGGCGCTTGGCTCTTGGGAGCCCACTTAAACTGCGTGATCTTGTTCATCGTTTTATCACGCCACGCTGTGAAGAAGTTTGGCACACCTGTGGGGTTAACAAGTTTAGCCAACCCGTACGCATCAAGCGGTGACTGTGACGCTGGTGTACCCGTCATCATCCACAGATATGTCTTTGGTGAGATCAACGAGTTAAGTGCTTTCCAACGTCTTGTGCTGACGTTTTTGTAAGCGTTGGCTTCGTCAACAATAATTAGATCAAACCGTCCATCAGCGCGTATCTCGTTAGCGATCAGGTTCAGTCCGTCATAGTTAATAATGACAAACTCGTAGTCACCCTGCACCATCTCAATACGCCGCACTGCCTGCTGATGATGTGCCACGATAGCCGTGCGGTGAATCACGCTTTTACTAATACCGTTCATCCACGCGTCCTGCATGATAGAGAGCGGGCACAGAATGAGACAGCGCCTGATATAACCTTTCTGCATCAGGTAGTCCGCAGCCCATAGTGCAGACAGCGTCTTGCCTGTACCCGGATCATTAAACACAAACGCACGGCGATGTAATGTTAAGAACGATGCGGTTTCAATCTGGTGTGCGAAGGGCTTGTGTTTCCCCGGCCAGTCATACTTAGCCTTAATCGGTGAAGGCACTGCCTTCACACCCAGATTGCGCAAGACACGCATCTCGTCCAGACCCCAGAACACAAGTACTTCATGTAGTCCAGGTGCTACCTCTCCAAGGTCTTTGCTTTTTGGTATGACAGTGTATTTGTCAGGCTTGCGTGTCCTGAGCAACACTGCTTTGTTATTTATGATTTGCATTTTAGTTTGTATAGCGTTACTTGTTCGGCCATGTGATGGTGTTGTTCTAACAAATTCCTAAGCAGCATTTGGGAAGCAAAACATATATCAAAGATTTCATCTGCCTCCCATGAGTTGACCTGAAACTTCTTTAGGTTATCGCGCCGCCATCCCTCGCCGTAACGCGCAGACCATAAAGCAATCAGTTCATCATTACTTGCCGTTGTCAGCCATGTTTTTACTTGGGGGTCGAAGTCTTGTATTGCGTTTTGTAGAAGTTCCTCCACTTCGGATAGGAACTTCGTGGTCAATGTGCTTGCCGCTGCGGTCGATTCCTTCTTTGTCATACATTCTCCTTGCGCGTTGGCGCTCGATTTGATCTTTGGTTTCTCCAGTTTTCTTTTGCAATTTATAAGCGTGTTTGTAATCACGTTTGCCGTTAACTTGTGTCATATCAATGCCCCTTATTAAATTCACAGGTTTTAACAGGACACCACGGACAGAGCGGTGTCGCGGTCGGGTTCCACACGTTGTTAGCAAACGCCGCTTCAAGACGCGCTACCCGTTCACGATAGTCTTGCCAATAGGATGTAGCTTCTTCAAGCATCACCTTGTGCTTAACCATTGTGTCTTTCACTACAAATAACAGAGCAGACTTCACCATGCGTACGATGGGGAAGTGCGCAAACACCATGAGTGACATCAGCGTCAGTTGTTCTTTATCAGGGTACTTGTCCTTGCCTGTCTTGTAGTCCACCACCCAAGCAGTCAAGCTCTCTTCATCGACAATCAACAAGTCAGCAATACCACGCACCCAACAGTTAACGTCCCTGAAACTGCAAGGACGCAGGTCAACAGTCAGCCCCATCTCATACTCAGCGTACTTCGTCCCAGGTTTTGCAAGCAGCGCATCAATCGTTGGCTGCACAAAAGAAAACTGTGGGGGTATGGGGGTGTTATCGGTTACATAATCTTCTGCGGCTTTGTGTAACTCCTTACCGTATCGGATCTGTTCTGTTTCCCGCTGCGTGTAGTTCTTCAACACACGCACTTCGTGATAACGTCTTGCACACCCTTCAAAGTCTTTGAGTGCTGAGTGAGACCATGCTTTCATTAGAACCTCGCTGACTTGACGATCTGGTGCATTGTCTCTGCAAAGTGCTCGACAAACTGTTCGTCGTTGGATAATTTGGGGCGCACGTGGTCGAGGATGACATGTGTCAACTCGTGCCAGAACGTTAGTGCGCGTTCGTTCTCTGTGGTGTGTTTGGTCTTGTTGCTGGACGCTATAACAATTAAGTTGTCCACGGTGTAGCCAGTAGTGTATGGCTCGTCCACGTGCTGTATCTTAATAATATAGCGTCTGTTACCAACACGTATTGTCTTCGGTATGTCCATTTACTCTCCTTTATTTTGCGTCACCATAACGCTTTGCTGAACTAACTTCTGCTGCAAGAGGTATCCCTTGCATGTACTTCGGTACAACAGTCATCTGCTCCAAGACCCACTGCTCTGCCTCTTGGACATAGGCATCGGGCACGATGACTACTTCTTCATCGTGCACAGTCAAACACACTGGGAACCTCTTTTGTGT